ACCGCGCCGTTCCAGGCCGGTGCGTAGCACAGGAAGGTTCCGAACCAGTAGGACGAGCTTTCGAAGGCGAACTGGTTGACGGGCCAGTCGATGCCCATGAGGTCCTGGACGTTGACGACGGACCACACGTCGGAGACCTCGGAGTCCGGGATCGGCAGCGTGTCGGACACGATCGGGGCGTTGCCCTGCGGCAGCCACGGGTGGACCTCGACGTTGACGCCCTTGCCGGTGACCTCGTTGATGATCGTGTTGACGACATCGCCGATGGTCACGCCGCTGACCTCGTCCTGCGAGATCGTCATGCGGTAGTTGCTGGAGGAGTTGACCTTCAGCGAGTCCGACAGCTGCTTGCGGTCCGAGCCGTTGAACAGGATCCGGTCCGGGTCTGCCTTCACCGCGTCGTACAGGGCCGCGAAGGCCGTCTGGAACTCGGAGCCCGGGTTGGTGGTCGACAGGGCCGCGTTGAGGCGGTTGACGTAGCCGGAGTTCGCGCCGGTGCAGATCGACAGCACGCCGTCGTAGCCGTTGGCGTAAGCCGACGTGTCCGCCGTCACCGTCGAGGCCGCGACGCCGGACGTCGGCAGCGCGCCGGTGATGGTGAACGTGTTGTACCCGGACTTGCCCGCGTACCAGCGGGAGGCGTCGCCGGGGTCGGAGGCGCCGGTGGAGACGTAGACGCGCATGCCGGTGGCGCCCGCCGGAAGTGCGGCGGTGACGTCGACGACCTGGCCGTTGGTCACGGCGACGGTGGCGGCCGAGGACAGCACGGACTGGCCGAAGTCGCCGGCGTCGGCGGTGACCTTGACGTAGACGCTGGTGGTCGCACCGGAGATGCCGACCTCCGAACCGGCGGCCGAGCGGGCGGTACCCCCGACGCCGGTCGGGGCGGCGAGGGCGCCGAGGAATCCGGAGGCGGTACCGCGGCCCATCATGAGCATGCGCTCCTCCAGCAGCATGCTGGAGTACGTCAGGCTCGTGCGGGACAGCTGGCGGACGTCCTGGTAGCCCTGTCCGGCGTACTGTGCGGACCAGGTCACCTCGTCGGAGACGCTGAACTGCGAGTAGGGGACGGTCTGGTCGGATCCGGCGTAGCTGATCTTCGGGCCGCGTGCGTAGTAGAGCGACTGCGAGGAGCCCGACGGGGCGAAGTTGTTCTGGGTGGTGTCGGCGATGCCGGGGTGGATGTTGCTGACGCCGCCGGTTCCGGTACCCGTGAACCCGGAGATGACCTTGAACCGGTGGGAGGTGCCGATCCCCTTCTTGCGCGGGATCCGGTTGCGCAGCGGCGTCGGCCGCGGCGTCAGCATCTTCGCCGGCGCTTCGAGGTCGAAGGCGACCAGGCCGGTACCCACCGGAGAGGTGAGGTTGATGTCCTTGACGAGGTCCGGCTGCTGGCTCTTCAGCTGCTCCAGCGCCCCGGTGACGGAGGCGAGGGCCTCGGGCGACAGGCCCTTGGTGATGGCGGGAGCGTCGAGGGCCTTGGTGAGCACGCCGTAGGCGGTGTGCGGCTGCTCGGTGAAGTCGATACCGCGGCCGCCGGCGAACGCCGAGACGACGTCCTGCGGGCCGAGGGTGCGGGTGGGTGCGGCGTCGAGCTTCTCCAGGAAGCTGTCGAGGCGGCGGGTGACGTCGGCGGCGCTGAGCTTGGGTGCGTCGGGGTTGCCGCCGAACAGCTTCTCGGTGTCAGTCGTGAGGGCCACGGTGGGCCGTCCTTCCATGCGAAAACCCCGCACGGTGGCGGGGTTCGGGATGTCGGGTAGGGGTTAGGCGTCGGCCTTTTCGAGCAGTTCGTTTGCCCGGTCCGTGTAGCCCTTGCGCAGTACGGGGTCGACTGCGCTGTCGGCCTTGACCATGAGGGTCTTGGCTTCGGCGCGCATGCGGTCGGCGTCGGTGCTGCGGGCTTGGGCCTGCTGGGCGGCGGTGCGGGTGAGCGCGGGGCCGCCGGGGACGGGCATGGTGCGGAACTCCTCGATGGCTGCGTTCGCCTTCACCAGGTCGGCCGCGAGCGCGCTTTCGCGCTCCTTTGCGGCTTCGGTGGCCTCTGCGACTGCGGCCTTGACGAGTTCGGCCACATCGGCCTTCGTCATGGTGTCCGGCGCCTGGGGGGCGTCGGAAGTCTGGGTGGTGGGCTCGACGGCCGGGGTGGCCGGAGCGTCGGTCTTGGCGATGTCGGGCTGGTCGGCGAGTGCCATCTCGGCGTCTGCGCCGCCTTCCTGCTCGGCCTCTTCGCGCTCCTTGAACCACTTCAGGGAGCGGACGGCGTTGAGCAGGAGGTCGATGTCGCAGGCCTCGTTCATGTTGCCCTGGGCGAGGGACTCGGCTTCGCTGATGATGAGTTGGGCGATGACGGCGATGGCCTGTTCGGCGCTCGCGCTGTCGGACGACTCGTCCTCGCCATCGCTGCCTGCCGTCCCGTCGCCGCCATCCTCGCCGCCGTCGGCCTTCACCAGAGACGGGGCCAGGGCGCGCGCGTCGCGCAGCACCTGCTCGGCCTTGGCCACGAGCTCCTCGTCGCCTTCGGCCTTGTCTGCGGTCTGCAGCGAGCCGTCCGCGTTCCAGTTCTTCGGCACCATGGCCTCCAGTCCAAGGGCCTTAGCCCTGGTGATGATGTGCTTGCGGATCTTGTCGTGCTCGGCGCCGCCGCGGCCGACCGCTCGAATGGCCTTCCGTAGGTCGGCCTTCGTCTTGATCGGATAGGAGCCGTCCGGCATCGCCGCGCCCGACGCGGCCTGCTTCCGGCGCCCCGCAGCCGACGTGTCGGCCTTGGCGAGTTCGGCGAGCCGGTCGTCGACCAAGCCCTGGATCATCTCCGGCGTGACGGGCGGCCCGTCCAGCTTGATCAGGAAAGACCAAGGCGATGCGATCGCCGGCGAGCCGTCGTCCACGGCTTCGTCCGCCTTGACCGCCTGCGCCGTAACTGCGGCGCCGGCCGCAGCCAGGCTCGTGAGCGCCGCGCGCACAGCGTCCGGGAGCTGCTCGTACACGGCATCAGCGATGCCGAACGCTGCGGCATCGCTCTTCTCGACGACGAGCGCACCCTCAACGGCTTCCAGGCTGCCGGTCGCACCGTCGGCCTTCGCGAGCTCGAACAGGGTCGTGGGGTTGCAGGGCCGGTCGACGATGGACACCTCGACGATGTCGCCGCCGACGACCTCGCCGCCGGGGGCGTCCGCCTTGCCGAGCTTCACCCGCGGGTTCTTGATCCCGACGCTGTAGCCCTTCAGCACGCCGTGCTTCACCTTCAGGCAGGCGATCGGGTCGACGATGCGCGAGGCCAGCATGTGGCCACTGTCCCCGTCGCCCTTCACCAGCCCAACGCCGACCCCGACCGCGCGCTTGGAGTCGTGCTGTTCACGGACGTTCGCGCCCTCGGCGAACCAGGCTGGCATCGCCGTGTCCAGCCACGCCTCGTTCAGGCGCTGGTTGTCGCGGTCGAGGTGAGAGGAGGCGGCAGGCCCGTACACCATGTACGTGCCGTCGTCCTGCTCCTCGGCCTTGGTGATCGGCGCCCACGCGTAGGCGACATCTGTCATGTTGCGGCTCCTTCCGGTGAGCGCGCGATGGTCAAAAGCTGCTGGTCTCGGGAAGCAGGCAGCAGCGACAGGACGGGTGCTGTGGTGGTGCCGGGGCTCCGCTGGGGAAGTTCGCGCCGACGGGGATCGCTCCTGCCGACTCGTTGTTGATGCAGATCACGCAGGTGCGTTGATCTGGAGCGGTCAGCCAGGAGACCTGGGTGATCCCGTTGGCCTGGTAGATGTTCAGCGTGGCCGCCGACACCGCCCGGGAGATCTCCGTCACCGCGATCCGTTCGGCCCACGCCGCATCGTCGAGGATGCCGCGCAGGTCACCAGCGAGGGTGTCCGCGCTGTCGCCGCGGGCGAGCGCGTCCGACAGGGCCCCTGCGAGCTTGTCCATGCGGTTGGCGGCCACCGACCGGATCGTGATTCCCGCATCCGCAAGGAGCGTGTCCAGGCCGTTGACTGCGCCCGTCGGCGAGACGAGCCGCGCGGCGTCCGCGTGGCCCGGCTTCCACGTCGACCAGTCGACCGTGGCATGCCCGGAGACGATCGCGCTGGCCGAGCGTTCGCCTATCACGTAGCCCTCAGCGTGCAGCTCGCCGATGAACACCAGGGCCGTGCCGAGGTCGACGCCGTGAGCGGTCAGCCAGCCGGTTGCGTCATGGTCGGTGCGTATGACCGTCCCATCGCCGCCAGCGCGTTGGATGCCGGAGGGATCCGGCTCGTCAGCCTTGACGGTGATGGCCCGCTCCGCGATCCACTGCTCTGCGAGGCGGCGGGTGTCGACCGCGTTCCGCATGGCTTTACGGATGCGCGGCGTCCAGTAGGCGACGGCTTTCAGGTCGGGTTCCCAGCCGGGCCAGTCGCGGGCGTTGGCCAGGTCAGGGACTTTTGGGCCGGATGCATCAGCTCCCGGCGTGACGAAGACGATCCGGGCGCTGCCGTCCAGGTCCGGCACGTCGGTCTTGGTGAGGACCTCGCAGACGAAGGGCCGCGAGGCGTTCGGGTTGCGCCTGGCCCACCGGTGGTACGCGGCAAGCTCGGCCTTCACGGCGTCGCCCCGGGCTTCGGCTTCCTCGTCCCCTCCGGCCCCGGTGTCGTCCTCGCTAGCGGGCTCCTCGGCGACCTCACCCTCGGCGGCCTTCGCTGGCCCGGACAGCGTCCCGGGCGGTACCCGCTCGGAGGCGCCCTCGACGAAGACCATGCCGCGGCTGGTCATCATCATCGGCTTGTCGGCTTCGGCGAAGTCGTAGCGGGGCTGGCCGAGACGGTCGCGGTCCTCGTTGAGGGTCATGCGGCCCCACTGGATGCGGTTCTGCGCGACCTGGTCGGCTGCCGCCTCGTCCTCTTCCTCCAGGCCGAGGAATCGGAACTCCAGCTCGGGCGGCATACCCAGATGGGTGCGGGACACGGACGTCAGGAGCTGCTGGAGCCACCGCAACGTCGGCAGGGTGCCCTTGCGCTGCTGCACGTCGGCCTGGCCCTCATGCCAGCCGGTCGACCCGAGGCCGCCAGTTTCGGTGAAGCCGAGCTCGGCGATGGTCACATCGAAGTGGGAGGCGATCTGCTTGATGAGGAACAGGTCGTACTCGGGCTTGTACCGCTCTGCGACATCCGGCTCGGTGACCGGCTTCAGTCCCGGCGGGAGGACCCGCATCCGGTGGCGGGCCGCCGTGGACCCGCCGTAGGTGTCGTTGAGGGCCGTCTCGTACTCGAGGGTCTGCGCCGGGCTCCAGCCGCTGGTGCCTTCGTTGAGGAGCAGGCCGGTGGGGATGGTGCCCTCGGTGTATTCGTCGCGGATCCACTTGCGGCGGCGCAGCCAGACGTCGACGTCCTCCAACGCCTGCTCGACTGCGGAGTAGCCGTAGGGGGTGTGGGCGCGGACGTTGCGGCGCTTGTACACGAGCCGGTCGGCGGCGAAGCCGTTGAGGACAGCGCCGTCGTCGTCAGTGTCGGCGATGAACTCGCCGCGGGGGAAACCCCACAGGATCTGCTGGAATGCGGGCTGCGGTGCGGCAGGCCGGCCGCCGCGGTGGTCCCGGAGCGGCTTGATGGTGGAGCCGTCGAGGATTTCCAGGGCGTACAGCTCGCCGCCGTAGGTGAGGCGCGGGTAGATCGCGACGGCGTCGAGGACGAGGTGCTCTTCGAGGAGTTTGGACAGCCATTCGGCGAAGTCTTCGTCCTGGCCGCGGTCGGGCTTCTCCCAGAAGCGGGTGCAGCGCACGATCTCGGGGGACATGCGCTGTCGCAGCGCCTGGTCGACCTCGGAGCGGGGCTTCGACGTGCCTGCCTGTGCGGCTTCGACGGCCTGCTTGGTGAGGGTGATGGTCCAGTCGAGGGTCGTAACCTCGGCCTTGCGGATTTCGATGCACCGCCGCGGCAGGCCGCCGGCGTCGGCAGCGTCCCGTAGCACCTTCCATGGCACGAGGCGGTCCGAGACGCCGGGCAGGTTGGAGCTGACCGGGTATTCGTTGAAGCGCGGCTCGGGCCGTCCGGTGTCTGGGCGTACCGGGTCGATGGCGGCCGGAAACAGGGGCATGCCGGGCCCGAAGGCGACGGCCGGGTCGGCGCGGGGCAGCGGGTTGGCCACGCCGGGGATCTGCCGTCCGGCGGAGGATGCGGCGTTAATGAGGGAGGTGACCTGGGCGGGGCTGAACGTGGCGGCCGGGACGCTGGCCGGGCTGACGGCTTTCGTCGTGTCCGGGTGGCTGAGGGGGGTACGGCGGAACGGGTTCCAGCGGGCCACGGTCTCCCCTTCTGGTTGAGCGTTCGTCAGGATTGGGGTGGCCCGTCGGTTCCTCGGAAGCCGCGCAGCCAGTCCATGGCCTGCTCCATCGATCCGCCGCCGCCGAGCATGCGGTGCAGGGCCTGCGTGGTGGCGTCGACCTGGTCGTCGTGCGGCGAGTTCGGGAAGGCGCCGTGCTCGACGACGTACTCGTCGATCCACGGGGCTTGGGCCGGGTCTGGCAGGTACACGTTGCCGGATTCGACGAACGGCGACACGGCGGCGGCGCGGGCGTACTTCGAGTCCTTCGGCGTGATGGGGATCAGGCCCGGGACGCTTGCGCGGAGTTGCGCAATGATCGCGGGGCCGTTGGCCTTGTCCTCGACGTACTTGGCGTTCGCCTGCGGCCACTTCGCCGACATGGTCTGCACCGCCCGGCATGACGCCGGGAAGTCGAGCCGGTCACGGACCTGGTCCAGCAGGAACACGTCCGCGCCAAATCGGGCCCACACTTGGCCGACCACGAAGTCGCTGGCCTTGGTGTCTTTGAACGCCATGTCCCACGACTGGATGATCTCGTCGGCGCCGTGCACCCACATGGATCCGTCTTCACGACGGATCCCCTTCGGGGCCTGATACCAGCGCCAGTGCGACCGCTTGAACAGGCCGCCCTCGGCCGGGGCCGGGCGCCCCTGGTAGAGGGCGGCCCAGGTGCGGGCGCCGACGTCGCGCCTCGTGGCCTCCCAGTCGCCGGGAGTCCGTCCGCGAGCGGAGGTCAGGTATTCGCCGGGCTGGCGGCCGAGCGGATCCGACGCGTCCTCGGCTTGAGCAGGGACGTTGATGTACCGCCACTCGCTGCCGGACGGTCCGGACAGGAGCCAGCCGGACAGGTCGTCCTCGTGCCAGCGGGTTTGGATGATCACCACGGGTGCGCCGGGCGCGAGTCGAGTTCGGGCGGTGTCGGTGTAGAAGTCCTTACAGGCGTTCCGGTAGGTCGGCGAGTCGGCTTCCTTGCGGCCCTTCAGAGGGTCATCGACGAGGAGCAGATCGACGGGGCGCCCGGTGAGCGCGCCGCCGATGCCGACGCTGTACACACCGCCGCGGTGGCCCTCCAGCTGCCATTCGTGGGCGGCGGAAGTGTCCTGTCTAACGGTCAGCCCCAGCTCGGGGTGTTCGGCGATGTCGTTACGGATCGCGCGCCCCCAACGCCGGGCGACGCCCAGTTCGTAGGAGACGATCGCGATCCGTAGGTCCGGGTTGCGGACCAGCAGCCACAGCGGGAAGCGGCGCGAGGTGCGCTCCGACTTCCCTTCCTGGGGCGGCATCGACCAGATCAGACGTGGACAGCGGCCCTCCGCGACGTCCACGAGGTTGCCGTCGAGAAGGTCAAGCGCAGCGGTCTGGACCGTCTGCGGGTCCATATGCCGGGCCAGCGCGCCCGGCGACCCCCACCGGTTCCCCATCTGCGGCTCGAACGCGCGGGCCGCGAACTCGGCCCAGTCCGTTGTGACGGTCACCAGCACCACCCCGCCCGGTCAGGCTGAGAGCGCGCGCAAGTGCCGCGGAACGATCTCGGGTACGCGCTCCTGCTGCTCTGCAGTGAGGTTGAGGTCCGCCAGGATCGCCCTGATCGCCTGTGCGACGAGTGCGCCCTCCTGCTCCGCAAGACGGATCCGCCGCTCTTCAATGCCAGCGCGGATCGCTTCGGAGCAAACCTTTACGAGGTGGGT